CGTGTCCAAAAGCCGCCCTCAACCAACCGTCCCCGCCCGCAGTGGGGCTGACGGAGGAGCAACGTCATGCTCTCGGCGAAGCGACAGCCTTGCTGGACGAACGGATTCAAGAGTGCGTCGGCAATCAGGATCACGACGCCGCTGTCCGGTGGCGAGCTGCCTACACGCGATTGCACGACATCATCAAGAGCGACGCCGCAGCGAAGGCGGCTGGGGTCGTGAGCGTAAGGCGGGAGGTGCTGTCCGAGAGGCAGCGACAGCTTTTGCAGTTCCACGCGGAGGAGCTAGAAGCGGAGGCCCAGGAAGAGATCGACGACCTTGCCGACATTAGCGAGTGGGACGAGACCGAAGAGGCAAAATCCGCCCGCAATATGGCACATTCGATTCTGGAAATCGCTGAGGCAATTAAGGCCGCCCTGGCCGCGAAGGGAGGGGCGTGATGCCGTGTATACGCATGGGGTTTTACGTCCAGTGCGACAACTGCTCAGACAACTACCCCGACTGCATAAGCGACGGAATGAACCTCACGAAGCGAGGATTGCTAGAAGAAGCCCGGCGGCTTGGATGGACCTACAACCTGCGTTCCAACGTCGCCCTCTGCTGTGACAACTGTCGAGAAGACTACAAGCGTCCCCCATCCCCTAAGGAGCCGAAGCAATGAGCGAGCGATACCGAGTCACGAAAGCCAGTGTGGCATGGGAGGAAGAGGGTGAGCCGAAATGGTGCGTCATCGACAACGAAAGCGGGATGGCTCACGCAATGCTTTGGACAGAGAAAGACGCCAACGAAACCGCCGCCGCCCTGAACGCCGCCGCTCAGCGCGACGAGAGAGACAAGCTGCTGAGGGAGGCGAGAAGCATCATCGCCGACTGCTCGATGCAAAGACTGAGACGCGAAGGCTGGCTTATGCGCTTCGCCGCACTGGAAAAGGAGGGGAAGGATGGCTAACTGCATCATATGCGACCACGAACACGAACGAAGCATCACCTGCAACGACGCCATGCGGGCACGATCCAAGCCCGCCGGCCTCACGCCTGAGATGCTGAGCGAGGAGGACCGGAAGGCTTGGGAGTTTGCGAAGCAAGTGTTACTCGACTTCCGTTCCCGGATGGATGGGCTGCGAATCAAATCAACGACCGACGTTTTCCAGGGCTTCTACGAACACGAGCGAGACATGGCACACAAGGGCGTGCTGCTGATTTGCCGCCTGCTCACCAACTAACCCAGCCGCGAACGCCGCGGCGACTAATACGGAGGGGAGAGATGCGACTCTTCAGAACAAAGAAGCGAACGTGCTTCTACTGCAAAACGCCAAAGCGTGAGACCCGCTGGTGTGCGCGGTGTCGCCACTTCGTTTGCGGGTGGAACGGTTGCCCCGGCTCGCCATGCCCAGGAGGGAAGCCGCAGAAATGAACCGACGAACCAAATACCCAGCCGGATCGCCGAAAGACGTACTGATAAAGATGCGTCGGAGCGAGCGTGATATTCGCCAGCTACTCCGCGACGTGCAATCCTGCAACGACAACAACCCGAACTTCGCGGACTGTCCGCTCGACACCGGTCGTTACGTTGTGCAACTAAAAAAGACCCGCGACGTAATCAAGCAGATAGAAGACTCGATCGCAGCCGGTGAGCCGATGCTGCCGAGCGACATTCTCAAGCCACTCTGTGAAGACTGGTGAACTAACCCAGCCGCGAACGCCGCGGCGACTAATTGCGGAGGGGAGCTATGGAGAGTAACACAGACCCGTTACTGCGAGCGATCGCCTCGTTAGATCGTCACAAACACTGGACGATTTCGGTCATCAACGAGACAAGACGCCGACGCTATAGCTGCACCATCTGGGGCTTGGGATTCGATGGGCTTCCTCGCAGAGTCACCGGGCAAGGGCTCTCGCCGTTGCTGGCGATCCAAAAGGCTGAAGCCAGCCTCATTAACAAAGGTCGCCCAAAACTCAAGCTTGTGAAGTAACCCCCCATAGCCGCCCGCGCGGCTTGCCCTCACCACGGACGGAAAAGCATGGAAGGACGCGATAAACGCTACCGGCGAATCGAGCGCGACGCCCGCAACCGGCTCGCCGAGATGCTACGCGACAAGGCCCGCCGCAAAGACTCCGCCACGGTGATGGCGATGGACGCCGAGTTGTGCGACTCGCGGGACACGTCAACGACGATCCCGCAGCCGAATCAGATCAAGCGGGGCTGTGAGCTGATTCAGGCCGAATGGAGCGAGGAAGAAAAGGCAAGGCGGAACAATCTACCCAACCCCGCCGCCGAGACACCCGAGACGAAATACACGCCCAGCAGGGGCGCTAGAAACTAACCAACGGAGTGAATCTTGAGCGATGGACGCAAGCTGAGAATCTATCTGGACCTAGATGGCGTGCTGTGCGACTTCGTGTCAGCCGCCTATCGAGCGCATGGCCGCGAGTATCACGGCGAGGTTCTGGGGTGGAACTTCTTTGAGGCGTGGGGAATGAGCGCCACCCAGTTCTGGAACGGCATCGACGCCATTGGCGAGCCGTTCTGGTCGGGCCTCTCCCCGTACCCGTGGGCGGGCGAGCTTCACCGGCTGGTCGCCAAGTACGACCCTGAGTACCGAGTCGCTACGAGCCCGAGCGAGCATCCAAGCTCAGCCGCCGGCAAAGTCTCTTGGATTCACGAGCATCTCCCCGGCGTCACTGGAAAGCGTCGGCATCTCACGTCGTCCAAAGCAGAGTTGGCGAAGGCGGGCCGCGTGCTGATCGACGACAGCAAGGCCAACTGCGCCGAGTGGTGCGCTGCAGGAGGCCGAGCGATCCTCTTCCCGGCCTCTCATAACGGGCTGCTAGCGCCGAGTGGTGACGTGGTCGCTTACGTCAAGTCAGAGTTACAGGCGTGCCGTGGCGCCGAGATGCGTAAGCGTCAGCACCGGCAGCGCGCCGTCCGAAAGGATTGACGAGCGCTCGGGCGAAAGCGTAATATCAACAGCGACAACTTAAACGTGCCAACCGTACCCCGTTGGCTCACGCACTCCGCCGAGAGATTGGCCGAGTGTCTGAGCCCGCGGGGTTTTTCGTTTCATAACCACAACTTTCGGCCATATAGCCCGACTGGAGTGGGGGACATTCCGGCTCCGCGGGGAGTTTTGATGTTCAGCCCTAGCCTCCCCCCATGCCCGAAGCTTCGGGGGAGGCGGGGGTGTAACAACCGACCACGACCCTGTAGCTCAGCAGTAGAGCGGCGGGCTGAACGCCCGCGACGAAGTTCACGCCGAGCCGCGACGCCTTATCAACGTCGCGGCAGAGCAATGGCAGCCTGATAAGCCGCCTGGACTGGCGAAGGTGCAATTCCTTCCAGGGTAGCTGATAGCTGAGGCGAGCGCCACCCCGCGGCCAAGTGCTGACTTGGTCGCAACCGAAAGGGGGTGATCCAACAAACATCGGACGCGACCGAAACGGCGCCGGTCGCTGGGGACTAATGGACCTTTAACGGAGACAAACCATGCAACTGATTGTTCTGCTGTCCGCTCTCGCCAAGCTGCTCTCCGACCCGGACACGATCGCTGTCGCGACCAAGTTCATCGAGTGGTTCAAGACGCTCACCAAGCCTCAGCAATTGGCCTATGCCAGCCGCTTCGAAGCTTTTCAGGGCTACGGATGCTCGCACGGCGACGACTGCCCGGACTGTCCCGAGGACTTGGAGCCCGTTGAAGCAATCCTTTACGGCGCAATCAAGGGCGAGTGAATGGGTCTACTCGGCGACATCGTGAAGACGGCGGACCCCGCCGAGTTGCGAGACGTCTTGAGGCAGCCGGTCGCCAACGTGGTCGATCGAGCTTTCGACCGCTGGCGGAACGAAGGGGGCAGGTGGCGGCGAGTCGTGGATTACTTCGCACGGGACGACGTGCAACGGTTCGCCGAGACGATGCTTGAGGAAGCGATCAACGAGGCCAAAACGCTATGAAACGCACGGGCTCAACCACGCTGATCGCCATTGCCGCGATGGGGCTCTTAGCCGTCGCGATGGTCTGCGGCACGGTGGTCTATCTGGCGGGTAAGCCCGCCCCCACCGGCGGCGACACGAAGCCCAAGGCACGTTTGGCCGAGCTAGTGCCGGACGATGATTCGCGGGCTCGCTTGTCGGCTTTCTTCGCCGACTTCGCCGCGGTGCTCACGCAAGAGTCGAAGCCCTGCCGCACGACGGGCGACTTCCGGGAAGCGTACCAACTCGCCGTGAAGCCGATGAAGACGGCGACACGGCTCCCGGACGTGAAGGCCATCGACGAACCAATCAGCCAGCGGATTGCCCAGGCCATCGGCACAGCGGACACCGCCCTTGATGGCGAGCCCCCGCTTAGGAGCAACCTGGCGGCGACGTTGACGGCCATCTCCGACGACTTCGGGGGCCGTTGATGCCTGACCTCTTCCGCGAATGGCAACAGCCGCCACAGCCCACGGCAGACGCGATTGTCCGCGCCTACGAAACGGGCTTCGCTGGCGCGTTGTACTCGCGGGCAGAGATTGAGCGTTTCCGGGCCGAGATGCCCAACCCCAACGGCGAGGAAGTTTGCCACGCCTACGGCTACGCCGACACGGCAGCGGGAAAGCTGGTGACGCCTTGGGTGGCTGTCGAGAGAACCTACCCCGGATGCTGGCCCGCATCGGCTCAAGAGCGTGGCGACTGCGTATCGCACAGCACCCGCAACGCGATGTTGACGACGCTGGTAGGCGAAGTGGTCGCCGGTCTCCCGGACGCTGTCAGCGGTAAGACTGAGGAAGCCCCGAAGGTATCGCCGGAAGCCCAGCGAGACGGCGTGCTCTCAACCGAGGCCGTCTATCGCAACCGCGGGCATCGTGGCGACGGGTGGAGTTGTTCCGCCGCGGTTCGTGTTGCGGTGCAAACGACCGGCGCCGTTCTCCGCCGCGACTATCCCGGCATTGCCGACCTCACCAAGTACAACCCCGGCTTTGCGGGCGGAGCAGCGTCAGCATCCGAGAAAGACGCCTTCGACGACAACCTCTTCCGCGAGGCCACCGAGGTGTCGACGTTCGATGCGATACGCGACCTGCTCAACCGAGGCTTTGGGATTAGCTCGTGCGGTTCGGAAGGATTTGCCAAGGTCCGCGACGAAAACGGCGTCTCACGCAAGAGCGGTTCATGGGCTCACGCGATGGCCTACATCGGCGCCGACGACAGGGCCGAGACGCACAGCAAGTACGGCGGGCCGCTCGTGCTGGTGCTCAACTCTTGGGGCACTCGCTGGAATAGCGGCCCCCGTAAGGTGATGGGGACCAACCTCGAAATCCCGCTCGGCTCATTCTGGGCGAAGTGGTCCGACCTGCAGCGCCGCGACTGCTACGCGATTGCCGGCTTGCATGGATGGGCTCGCCGTGACCTGCCCGATTACCTGGGGGGCTGGTGATGCGACTGCTCTTGCTCCTACTGCTCTGCGTTGGTTGCTCGGCGCCCGTCCGCGACTACAGCGGCGAGTTTGTGCCGGTGATCGCGATTGCGTGCGGGGCTGCAACCGTTGGTTCGCCAGCGACGCCCGACGTTCCCGCGTTCAACTGTGCAACGTGCGAGGACAAGGGGCGTTTGCCGATCCGCGACACGGGGCGCTTTGAGGATTGCCCGGACTGTGACCTAAACCCTTCGCTCTCTCCACCCCCACCCGCGGAGCCGCAAGGCGAAGGGCATGAGGCCCCCGCGGTGGAGTGGCTGGATTGGGAAACGGCGTCCCAACTCTCCGGCGTCACTACCCGCCCAGTGCTGGTGTTTCAGCACAGCGGCAAGCCTATAGAGTTCACCGCCGAGACGATGGCCGAACTGAGCAAGCTCGGCATCTTGTGCAGCGACACGGCGAAGCGTTGGCAGCCCAACGCTAAGAAGCCGGTCGCCCCTGCGGTGGCTTACGTGGCGCACGACGCCGCTCTTGGAAGCGAGCCCCCGTTCCTTACTGACCTCAAGACGGACAGCGAGTCCGCCACCCTCAAGCAGCTAAAGGCATGGATCAATGCAATCGAAACTCCTTAATTGCGTCGTCGCTCTGGCGATGCTGGTTGCGACTCCCGGCGCCGACGCCGAATGCTGGATCAACGCTGACGGCACCATGTCGTGCAGCCGCAACCCCGTCCAAGGCCAGCCAGTCCGCAACGTCGTCCGCTACGCAGCCGCCCCTGTGGTCCGCGCTGCAACGGCTCCGGTCCGCATGGTTCGCCGCGGCCTGTTTGGTCGGGCTCGCTACTCAGTGCAGCCCCAAGCGACTCAGAGCAGCGGATCGTCCGGCTCCTACGGCACGTATCAAGCGACCACGCAAAGCTACGGCTCATCGGGCGGCACAGCGACGTACCAGTCAAGCGGATCGAGCGGCGGGCTCGGCTCCTACGGTGACGGGCCGACACAATCCCGCGCCACCGCGGCCCCGGTCACTAAGGCAGCCCCCGCCGCTTCGGTCCCGCTCTCTCAAATGTCCGACGAGCAGTTGGACGAGACGCTCGGCGTCTGCGATCACGGGCCCGACTGCCTGCGGAATCAAGTCAAGGCGATTTACAAGAAGTACGGAAAGGCACCATGCCCATGCGGCCCTGATTGCGACTGCGGCCCCGATTGCCAATGCCAGACGCAGGTTTGCACGGTCCCGCCGGCAGCCCCATCGACGCGGTATTGCATCGTTCCGCCAGCATCGGTGAGCAGCACTTGCCGCGTGCCGAGCGGGCTTAGCGTGGAGGCGGTGGCGTCGCTGTGACCTTCGACGAAGCCTTCGACACCGCCGCCAAGGAAGCAAAGGCCGTCACGGTTGACGAGCCGCTTAGCTCCTATTGGTCGAATGGCTTCGGGAAGTTCGAGCAAGCGGGCAGGTTCCGCGCTCGCAAGCTGAGATTCGCACCAACGGCGGACGATCGGGTGAAGGCCGTGGAAGCGTGCCGCAAGTACACGCAAGGCGTCTGGATGATGGAAGGCCGCTTGCCTCATCCGATTACGGTGCGAGAGGTGGTCTACCAGAAGTGCGGATTCGGCCCGCTGACGATGCTTTGGGTGTTTGTGATGGTGGTTCAGCTTCTCGCGGCGTTGAAGAAACTATTGAACGAGCGTGGGGAGACGATCGGTGTCCGATAGAACCAAGTCCAACGTGTGGTGGGCGATTGAACGCCTCGGCCTGCCGACCGTGCTTTGCGGTTTGCTGTGGTACGGCTTCACGGGCGTTGTTGAGCAGAGTCGCAGCGACGCCAAAGAGATGAACGTGCAAGTTCTTTCGACCACGAAGGAAGTCACCACGGCCTTAGTCCAGAATAACGAGATTCAGCGTCGTCAGTTGGATCAGCAAGAGGACACCGAGCGCGCCATCGAACGGCAGACGGTCGTGTTTGACAAGCTCTGCGATCGGTTGGGAGTGAAGGAAGAAGAGTGACCCGCCCCGCCCTCACCGCCGCCCTCTCCGCTCTTGCCGCTTGCTGTAAGCAGGGGGGCAACTAATGGGCCGCCCTCTGCTGATCGCCGCCCTGTGTTTGCTGCCCTCGCTGGGATGGGGGCAGAGCTATTGGAGCCTCACCAGCGGGGCCAACGCCCCTATCTGGCGTCTCAACGGCGACGCGAACAACGACGGCACTGGCGACGCCAACGCGATCATCGGTACGGCCAACGGGACGTGGACCGGATCGTCGGCCTACGTTGACGCGCCTGCCGGCAAGGGGCTGGGTAAGGCGTTTGACTTCAACGGCTCAAGCAACCGCATTGACGTTGGGGCTGTCACCGGCGCCCCGACCGGCGCCAACGTCCGCACTATCGGCTACTGGACCAACGTCGATGTCTTCGCGACGGACAACCTATCAGCCGGCATCCTCGCCTACTCAACCGCAGGCGGCGCGGGCACGACGCTAGAGGCTTACGCCGAAGACGGAGCGGCGTCGGTCGCAGGCAACGGCCATCGCATCATCACCACGAAGTCGGCCCTCTCGACAGGCACTTGGTATCACGTTGCGATCGTGGTCCCGAGCGGCGCGACCTCGACCAGCCAAATCCTTGTCCACCTTAACGGCTCGCTCGCCTCGACCACGACCGAGAGCGGATCAGCTCAGACGCTCAACACGGGCACGATCGCTGTTCAGGTCGGCTCAACCTACAACACCCGCTGGTTCAACGGCCGGGTCTACGACGCTCGCATCTACGACGTGGCATTGTCGGCAGGTGACATCGCCCAGATCGTCGCCGGCCCCGAACCCACTCTCACCTCTGGCGCCATCACCGCCGACGCCACGGGCCTGCTGACCGATGACACGGCCGTCGAGTTTTACGGCAACGGCTCGGAAGTAACGACGTGGCGATGGGAGTTCGACGACGATGGCGACTGGGTCGCGGTCGATGGCCGAACGGACCAAACGAGCGGGCCCGCCGCTTGGGGTGACGCCGTGACTGGTAACTATCGGCTAGTGCTCATCGACACCAACGACGGCGGGTCGCTGGAAACGGCTTCGGCCTCGTTTACTTACACGGCGCCCGCCGCTTTCAGCCGCATCGGCTCCCCCCGCATCGGCTCTCCACGCGTCATCCCGCTTAACCTATGACCAAAATGCTCCGCCACCTTTTGTTGCTCGCCCTGTTGTGCCTGGCCTCGATTGCGAGCGCGCAGAGCACCCAGCGCTACACGCTCGGCGACACGATCGACATCGAGTTCACGACCATTGGCGATGCCGGCGCGCCGGCGACGCTCGCAGGAACGCCAACCGTCGCTGTCTTCCGCGGGTCTGGCACGACTGCATTGACCTCTGGCGTCACCCTCACGGTTGACGCCGGCAGCGTGACGGGCCTCAACAAGGTCCGCATCCTCACCAGCGACTCGTCATTCGTACCCGACGTGGACTACAGCGTCCGTCTCACTGCTGGCGAGACCGACGTGAGCCTCGTTGGCGCCACGGTCGGACGCTTCCGCCTCTCACGAGCGCCCCCACAAAGCCACCTGACGCCCGCCCAGCGTTTGCTCGATGGCCGCTCAGTCGTTGGCGGCATCGGCGACAGCTACATGAGCCCGTCGGCGTCATGGCGGAGCGTGTCCGATTGGGACATCGCCTACAGCGGGCCACGGATGAGGATGCGCGGCGAGTCGCTTTTGATGGACGGGCAAAACCCGTTCAGCACCAAGGGCGCAGACGCTCAGGCGGGTATCCGCAACAGCGTCTTGAAGGGAGCCACGTACCCCGGCACGGCTCTCACCAACCGCTTGCCGTGGACACACGCTTCAGCTTGGAACGGCTCGCTCGCCAACGGCACCACCTTCACAGTCGGCAACTTTGGCAACGACTCCGGCGCAAACACGGGGCTGTATCGCAACCCCAACCTGCTGCCGTACGACATCGGAGCGATCGACACCTGGGTCTCCTACATCGGCGGCTCCCATAACGTGTCGAGCCTGCGAATCCTCAATCGGCGAGACGTTAGCGTCGGCGCCGTTGGTTCGTCCCCGTTCAATCCAACGACGGTGACGGGGTACACGTCGAATCACACGACGCTGACCGCGATGGCCGGCACGGGTGGCACGATCGACGCCTTGGCCCAGCTTCAGGTCACGATGACCAGCAAGCAGTTTCTGCAACTCGGCTACGGCTGGGTCGCGAAAGACCAGCCGCTGGGCATCGTCTATGGGCCTGTGATTGGCCTTGGTGGCGGCGCCACGGCAGACTTCGCGACATCCTCTGGCGGGCTCCTAGCGGCCTACACCGATGACCAGATTCACGCCTGGTTCGAGGCAGCGGCGGCGAGCGGCTACCCAATCGACATTCTCCGCGTCAATCTCGGCACCAACGAGCCGAGCCTTAGCGGCATCGACGCCATCTATCTGCAACTGCTGGAACGCTGGATCAGCATTGGGCAGCAGTACACGGACGAGCGTTTCGGCATCCTCGCCTACACGATCGCCCCTTGGATCAGCAACGGCACCGACAAGACCGACGCGGCGGCGACTATCAGCGAGCAGATCGCAGACGCCGTTGAGCAGTTCGGCGACCCGCTGCGCGTCCAACTCGTGGACGTGAACAAAGCGATGGTCGAGATGAACGGCCCCGTCACGACGTGGGGGCCGCTGTATATGCAGCAAACGGGCAGCACGTACCTGCACCCCAACACAGCGGGCGGTCCGGTGTTTGGGGCGGCGGCTTATCGGGCTCTTGAGGATGCGGCGGCGGACATCCAGCCCACGGTCAAACGGGCTGTCGAGCGGCTTGAGATTCCCGCTGCTGCTGTGACGGCGATCAACGCCGACGCCACCCAAACGACAGCGAGGACCAACGCGGCTACTGCGGCGACTAATAGCGACACCCTCACGGGACGGCTTACCAGTGGGCGTGCGGCCAAGCTCGATTCGTTGCTGGATAGTGGGTCCGTGGCGAGTTCAGATCAGGTGATTGGTTCAGGCACCGTCACCGCTGAAGAGATCAGCGCGAAGCGGACGTGGATATTCGCAGTCCCGAGCGGCGACATCATCGCGGCGTCTAACTACGTCCAGGCTAAGGCATCGCAAGCCGGCCCCGTCACGGTCTGTTTTGACCTCAATAACGTCATCCCATCGAACGCAGTCGTCTCGTCAATCACGTCCGCAACCATCAGTAGCAGTGGCGCAACAGTAGGCACAGCCGTCAAGCACACAAGTAATCGAAAGGTCAACATCCCGCTAACCAGCATCACGGCAACCACGGGTAACTACACGGTGACTCTCACAGTTGTCGCTACTGATAGTGAGCAGTACGTGGTGACGGGAACGCTACAGGTGAGGTAATGGCCTCAGCCCCAACCCGACGCTGCACACGCTGTAGGCAGTTGGTGCAAGGGCAGTGCCAAGGATGCAAGCCAAAGAGTCAGGCGAACTATGACAAGCACAGAGGCAAGGTTGCAGAGCGAGGGTACGGCGCACGATGGCAGCGTGCCCGCCTCGTGCAGCTACAGAGAGAGCCCCTGTGCCGAGAGTGCAGCAAGCAAGGCAAGCTCACAGCAGCGAGCGTGGTGGACCACATCGTGCCGCACAGAGGCGATCAAGTGTTGTTCTGGGAATGGGAGAACTGGCAGTCATTGTGTGCCGCCTGTCACAACAGGAAGACAGCACGAGGCGAGTAGGCAGACCGGGGGGGGCCTGCGGTCTGGCGCGGATGAGCCCCTGACCGAAGCTGGGCACACGCAAAAAAACTGGCACATGGAGGACGTTTGCTAGGCGGCCAACAACCGAAGCCTGAGGCGGTGCTGAAACTGCACGGCGACTACCGTGCGGACCGTCACGCGAACCGAGGCCCGAAGCTCGGCGGTGAGGCGTTACGCAAACCCGACGACCTGCCTGAGCACGCTGATTGGCTGTGGGGCGAGATAACGAGCAAGCGGGCAGCGTGGCTGTGCGGCTCCGACGCTGCGACGCTGCACACGCTCTGTATGGCTTACCACTTCATGCGGAAGGCCGAGACGCTGCTGCTAGTGGACTCGACAGAGAAGAACGCACGGTGCGCTTGGACGGCTTACGCTTCGACGTTCGCGTCGTTGGGCGCCCGCTTCGGACTAACGCCGAGTGACCGCGCAAGGCTCGGCGAGGACAAGCCGCTACGGGATGAGGAAGACGAGCTAAAGGACATGATGGCGTGATAATGGTTCCCAAGTCTGCCGCACCACACGACGTAGCCGGGTTCGATCCCGTCGCTACAGCGGGTGACTGCTGGTATGACGAGGAAGCCGCCGAGAAGGCTGTGCGGTTTATCGGCAAGCTCAAGCACACGAAGGGCAAATGGGCGGGCCAGCCGGTCACACTTGAGCCCTGGCAACTGGCGTTCATCCGTACGCTCTTTGGTTGGAAGCGTCCGGACGGGACGCGACGCTTCCGCACGGCGTTCCTGTTCATCCCGCGCAAGAACGGCAAGAGCTTCCTGGCTGCGGCGATCGCTCTCTACGTTCTGTTCTGTGACGGCGAGGCTGAGGCCGAGTGCTACTGTGCGGCGTCGGATCGTGAGCAAGCGTCGTTGGTGTTCAAGGCCGCGGCGTCGATGGTCCGCAAAGAGCGGGTGCTAGATTCGGCCTGCAAGATACGCGACTCGACTCGCCGGATCGTCTACGGCGAATCGGTGTTGCGAGCGATCCCGGCGAATGAGGGCGGGTCGCACGGCTTCAACGCTCACCTGATTGTCGGCGACGAACTGCACACTTGGCCGAATCGGGATTTCTATGACACGCTGCACACGTCCACGGGCGCCCGCGAGCAGCCGCTAGAAGTCTATATAACAACCGCCGGTCACGATGACCAAAGCATCTGCCACGAGGTCTACAAGCGTGCCGTCGCTGTAAGGGATGGGCAGGTTGAAGACCAGTCATTCCTGCCGGCAATCTATGAAGCCGGCCCGGATGATGACTGGAACCTTGAAGAGACCTGGCGGAAGGCGAACCCGAACCTTGGCGTTTCGGTGCGGCTCGATTACATCCGCGACGAGGCGAAGAAAGCGAAAGAGAACCCGGCGTATGAGAACACGTTTCGGCGTTTGCACCTAAACCAGTGGACGGCACAAGACGAGCGATGGCTGCCGATGCAATCGTGGGACAACTGCCCGGCGGACTGGTTCGAGTTCGAGGACGGCGAGCCAGTGTGGTCGGGCTTGGACCTTTCGAGCGTCCGGGACTTCACGGCATTCGCGTCGGTATCAAAGACGGATAAAGGCTACCGCTGCAAAGTCCACTACTGGCTGCCGCAGAACCGTTTGGACTACCTCGGGCGCAAGCACAACATCGCGGTCGAGAAGTGGATTGCAGCTGGCTGGATCACGCCAATTCCAGGCGACACGATCCACTACGAACCGATCATCCATTACATCGCCGAGCAAGCTAGGCGGGTGGATCAACGCGGTGTCGCTTATGACCCGTGGAACGCCCACGCTGTACGGCTGGAGCTTGAAGACAACCACGGGATAACGATGGTCGAGTGCCGGCAGGGCTTCAAGACCATGAGCAGCCCCAGCAAAGAGCTAGAGCGGCTTGTAGTGGAAGGCGACCTTGGGCACGGCGGCGACCCGGTGTTGCGCTGGATGGCCGACAACGTGGCGGTGCGGCGGGATGAGAGCGGGAACCTCATGCCTAAGAAGGGGCGGGATCAGGCTTACAGCCATATCGACGGGATCGTTGCTTTGATTATGGCGATCGGCGAGGCAGAGGCGGACTTAAACGGGTCGAGTATCTACAGCGAACCAGGGGCTATGGCATGGTGACAACGGAAGTCTTCGCTGGCCCCGGCGGGGTGTTTGAGCAGGCGGAGAACGCCTACAGCAGCGTATCCGAACCAGCGGAATGGTTTGTTCGTGCGCTCGGCGGAACGGCGGAGAGTGACGAGTCTGGCGTCGAAATCAACGAGACGACAGTTCTCACGCATGGCCCGGTATGGCAGGCTGTAAACGTGCTTGCCGGCGACGTGGGGCTGATCCCATTTAATGTACGGCGACGCCTGCCGAACGATGACGGATGGAAGATTGACGAACGGCACCCCGTTCACCAGATGCTGAACTACCGCGTCAACTACTTACAGACGCCGTCTCTGTGGAAGGAATGGGCGATCGCAACGCGGCTCATTTGGGGCAATGCGGTTAGCGAGAAGGTCTACGATGGACGTGGTAACGTCGTCGGCGCCAACCCGCTCCCGCCACAGCTACTCAACTACACCGTCGATGAGGAGACGGGGCAGCCTTACTACTACATGGCCCATCCGCGGCTCGGCTTCCTAACTTGGGAAGTTGAGGATGTGATTCACTTCCGCGGCCTAACTTCGGATGGGTTCTGGGGCTATCGACTAGCCCAGATCGCGGCGGGCGTTGTTGGGCATGGGCTTGCGCTGCGCAAGCATGGCAACAAGACGTTCAAGAATGGGGCACGTCCGGGCGGTGTGTTGCAGCATCCCAACAAGCTGCCGAAGGAGACGCGAGAACAACTCCGCGAGGAATGGCACGCTGTCCACGGAGGCGTGGAGAACGCCGGAAAGATTGCGGTTCTTTGGGAGGGGATGACATTCAACCCGTACACGATCAGCAACCACGATGCGCAATGGCTGGAGGCTATGCGGCTGGACCGTGAGCAGATCGCCGGATTATTCAACCTTCCGCCGCATAAGCTGGGAGCGCTGGAGAATGCCGCCGTGCGGGCGAACTTGGAAGAGCAGAACCGCGAGTATTACAACACGTCGCTCGCTCGCATCGTCAACGGAATGCGGGAGGAACTGAACTGCAAGTGCTTTCCGGTCAACAGCTACTTGCACGAGGTGCGGCCCGACCCTACCGAACTGCTGAAGGGCGACAAGAAAACGCAAGCCGAGACCGCGCAAGTCTTAATCGCTTCGACAGTCTGGAGCCCGAACGACGCCCGCCGCTGGATGGGCGAGAACCCGCGAGACGGCGGCGATGAATACGGGAACCCCAACACGACGCCGGGTGAAGTAAAGCCGAAGCCGGAAGTGGAAGAGACAGGGGCAACCGAGATTGACACGACGCAAGTTGAGGACAGCGCCCGGCGTCTTGTGTCATCGCAGGCCCGCAAGTTATGCGAGGCCGAGCGGAATCGGCTGGAGAACAAGGCGAAGGGCCGCCGCAACTTCAATGCTTTCGTCGATGCTTGGTACGGCGAAGGCGACTTCGAGCAGTTAGCGGCGGACACGCTAACGCCAGCGGTTGAATTGGTGGCTGGCCTCATGCCGCTCGCCGACATCGCTACGGCCCTGGCTGCCCACCAAGCGGCGAGCCGCGAAACGCTGGCGTCCTACGTGGCGGAAGCGGAGGGGCCGAAAGAATTGGCCCAGATGATCCACGATTGGTGGCCTGTCGAGAACAATACGCGGCGGATCGTCGCCTTACTATTTGGGGAACCTGATGAAAACGATTGACGTATTCGGCGCGATTGGTGACGAGTGGGATGGTGCGACGGACGCCCAGATCGCCGCACAGCTTGAAGGCTACAGTGGCCCGCTCACGGTGCGGCTCAACTCCCCTGGTGGGCTCGCTCACCACGGCGTCGCCATTTACAACCTGCTCAAACCGTTCGAGCCAACCATCGAAGTAATCGGGATGGCGGCTTCGGCGGCTTCTATCATCCTAATGGCCGGGAAGAATCGCATCGTGGCGACCGGCGCCAACGTGATGATTCACGATCCGTGGGGCATCCAGATGGGTAACGCCCGCGACATGGAAGAATACGGGGCCTACCTACGGACGGTCGGCAGGTCGCTCGCCACGATCTACGCCAAGCACGCCAAGCCGGATCACGATTGGTCCGCGGACATGGCAAAGACGACATGGTACACCGCAGAGGAAGCGGTTGCGGCTGGACTCGCCGATGCACAGGACGAACGCGACGCCGAGTCGCCAACCGATGATGCTGCGTTGACGCTGGCGGCCCTTGGGTGCAGCCCGCCGTCAAGTTTGCTGATGTGTAAGCCGAGCGAGGCCGCGGTCCAGGCAGCACGGTCGCGGCTATCGCGTTCCGTTCTCAAGCAGACGCGACTGCGAACGGCGCCTTTAGTTTGACAAGCAGGCGTCCATTGTGTTAAATGGACGCACAGACAACCTCTAGGGGCTGTCCGCAAGAAACATCTTGCGGCGGCTTACTAGTTAAGCAGAGTTTTCGCCATCAACAGACGGCGGGGCTTGCTAGGCGTTTCCTAATCGAAACGCCGGCGAGCCTCGCCGTTTTGCATTGATGGATGGTTCGCCGGCTTACCGGAGAACCATATGAAGACGAGTGCTGCCCTAGAGGCTGAGCGCATCGAAGCGCTCGACGAAGCTGAGTCGCTTTTCGCTGTGGCGGAAAGCGAGTCGCGTGACCTGACTGCCGCCGAGCAGTCGGAAGTTGACGCATTGCAAGCCAAGGCAGAAGCCCTGGCTACCGAACGGGACTCTGCCGCCAAGCGCGAGCGGTTCCGCGATCAGGCCCGCAAGGATCGCCTTGGGGCTCAGAATGTCGCCGGTCGCGCGGCACTCGGCCTCGGTTTGCCGGCTCAGAACGCCGACGCCAACAGTGAGCCGAGGATTGAGCTTCGCAACCACCGCTCAAAGCACTTCAAGAACGCACGCGACGCTCACGTCGCCGGCTGCTGGATGCAGTACCAGCTAAGCGACAAGGCCGACGTTCGTCAGAAGGCGGCAGAAGACTTGCAGCGTTTCGACACCGAAGCGTTCAACGTGATGACCGCCGGCGCCCCGAACAAGGGCAGCATCTTCATTCCGTCGCCGATGGTTACGGAGATCATCAAGAACCGCGATTCGGTCGGTATCACGCCGCAGATCGCACGGTTCTACGGAATGTCCAGCGAGACGCTGATTATCCCAGAGGAAACGACTCGCCCCAGCGTCTATTACCCCGGCGAGACGCAGGAGCGGACCGCCAGCGACGCGACGGTTGAAGAGAACGAGCTGAAGGTGAAGGAGCGGGCCTGTCTCGTGAAGCTCACTAAGCAACTCATCGCCGACGCGGCGATCAGTGCTGCGGATTACGTTGTTGACACGATGAGCTACGAACTCGCTTACGCGATGGACAATGAGCTTATCAACGGCGACGGCACTTCGACCTACGGACGCGAGGAAGGTTTGCTAAACCAACTTGCTGCCGGTCAAACGAGGACGGCGGCTACCGGGAGTGATACGCTCGCAGAGCTTATCAACACCGAATGGACGCAGACCATTGCCGAGCTTCCTGGCAAGTACCAAGCCGGACGCCCTGCGTGGATCATGTCACGCGAGACTTGGGCTGGTTCGGTTCTGCCGCTGTCGATTGCGGCTGGTGGCAACACGGTCGCCAACATGCAAGCCGGCCTTGGTGGGCTGACTTGGCTTGGCTACCCGGTATTCCTGACGGACCTCATGCCCGCCGCTGCGGCCTCTACTGTGGTCGCACTCTTTGGCGATTGGTCGCGGGCTGTTGCTCTCGGTGATCGAGGCGACATGCAGTTCGAGGTTAGCAACGACCGCTACTTCGAGTTCCGCCAGATCGGCATTCTCGCGACGCACCGTTACGACATCCTCGTTCACAACAACGCCGCTTACTCGGCGCTCAAGACGGCTGCCTGATAACGGCCCGTCGATCCACAACCACAACGGAGGCTCTAAATGAGCGCACCAGTAAGAACGAATCTTGTGAGCGAGTGTCGAATCATCGACTTGCTCGACTACGCGAGCGGCACTGCCGACCGCTTGGGGCAGGTGGACGTTTCTGGTTACGAGGGCGCGTGCTTCATCGTGAAGTTTGCGACCATCGCAGCCGGCGCCGTGACCACGATCAACCTGCAAGAGCATGACGTTACTTCGACGGGCCAGACCGACATCGCAGGGATGACGGCATCAGTAGCCGCAGACGACGACAACCAGACGTTCGTCTTTGACTACAAGAACCCGACAAAGAAGTTCCTCACGCTTGAGATCGACAAGGACGCGACCAACGCCACCGCGGAAGTCGCGTTCGCGATTCTTTACAACGGCGACGCCCGCCCGGTAACGAACGCCGCCACGGACGAAATGACCGTCGTCACCGGTCAAAGCTGATGATTCACGCCGTCACATCCCGTAATGGAGAGATCGTTTCGCTTGAAGAAGCGAAGCAACAACTCCGCGTATGGGATTCGGCGGAAGACAACCGCGTTAGCTTGCTGCTAGAGGCCGCCCGATCGTACTGCGAACGATGGGGCGAGATAACGCTGACACAGTCGGCGACGCGGACTGTCAAGTGCGAATGTTGGCCGAGTGGCGGGTGGGTACTTAAACACCCGCCCGTCACTGCGGTCTCTTCGATTACCTATATCGACGCCGACGGAGACACGCAAACGCTAGCCACGTCCAACTACCGGACGCACCTAACGGAAGCGGGCTTCGGACTGATTGAGTGGGACGATGACGCGACCTTGCCAACGCTCGATACGCGAGCCGACGCGGTCACGGTGACTTACACGACCGGCTGGGGCAGCGACGCTCCTGGGGATGCGAAGGCGGCGATCCTGTTGACGCTACAGAGCATCGACGCTCAGGGCGACACGAGAGACCTAGCCTACGCCGAGAACGCCGCCAAGAGCTTGCTGAGCGGCCTAGCGGCGTGGACCTACGCATGACAGCGAAGAAGGACAAGCGACTTGAACTGTGGCGCCGCGTCCAACCGGCGTTAGACACCCAGCCCAGCGACCCGACAGACGAAAAGGTCTCCGACATTTGGGCGTCAATCGAACCCAAGTCCGGCAGCGAAAGCGAGAGCGGAGACCAGCAGCAAGGGACCACGATGGTCACGATCACAACCCGCTGGGGGTTCTCGATTGCGGCGATGGATTCGAGCTGGTGGGCGACGCGAGTGAACCCAGTTACACAGTTAGTTGAGACCTACCACTTTGCGAGCGTCGTCAATGTTGGCGAGGCGAATCGGGAAGTGGTGATTGAGGCGGAGAGGGTGTGATGGCGGGCAAGCCGATCATCGAAATCGAGGGCGAGGAGCTGCTGACAAAGCGGCTCGCGGCTCTTGAATCGAAGATGCAGCGCCAAGTTCTCACCAAGGCGGCGAAGGCGTGCGGCGCACTGGTAAAGAAGGATTACCAGTCGCGCGTTCCCGTAGACAGCGGGGCAATGCGGGCGTCCGTTCGGGTGCGAGTGCGACGCTACAAGCACAAGGCGGACACCGGACGAAAAGTTATCGCCCGCGGCGGACGCATGGCGGGTCAATATGTGTCGATCAAGCGAGTGGTTGCTGAAGACATCGGAGCGAATGTTTACATCGACCCGCGGGCACTGAAGAAGCAAGTCGGCAAACGCTCTAAGGGAGCGGTGCGAATCTTCTACAGCAAGGACAAGAAGGGAAAAACGCAAACCAGCGTCTTCTATTACCCGACGATTGTTGAGCTAGGTGGCAAAGACAGAAGCGGACACCGACCACTTACGAAGGCGCTTTACCTAAACGGCCCCGAATTGCGTGACGTTTACATCGGCAACCTTCGGGGACTCGTTGCACAAGCGGGAACAATGTGATCCTCCCCGCCCTACGCACTCACCTGCTGAGCTTCACCGACCTAACCAACAAGATCGGCGCCCGCGTCTTCATCAACCGAGCGCCAGACAAGACCCCCGTCCCTTACATCCTGATTAGCTCATTCGCTGGCGACACCCCTTACTCGCTGCAAGGCGAAGTCGGAATCGGGCAGCCGATGATCCAAGTCGCTGTCTGGGACCGCGACCCGAACGGACCCGACAAGGTGACGACGGTTGTTGAGTTGGTGAGGGACAAGATGAGCGGATGGCGGGGCGAGTGGGGCGACGTGTTTGTCTGCGATTGTTCGCTGCAAGGCGAGCCAATCCTTAACTCGGAAGCTCCCGACGATAAGTCGGACAACTGGTGGCACAGCGGCAATCTCGATTTCCAAGTCACGCACCGGCGGCCTGTGCCGTCGCTTTCATAAGGAGCTAGAGAGTGGCAGAGACAACCGGCAACGGGGCGACCGTTGTGCTGACTACCGATACGTTCGCGGCGTCCATCATCGACGCGAACCTCGGCGGGTGGTCGCTCGGAATGCTCGATGCGTCGCACCTTGGCACGACCGACACGATGGAGAAGGTGCTTGCCGACTTGGCGGAAGAGAAGCCGCTGTCGTTCAACTACTTCGTTGATATTCGGGACGACACGAAATGGGCGCCGACAAAGGGTCTGACCGACACGCTCACGATCACTTTCCCAAGCCAGACGGCTGGTACTGACGCAACGCTCGCCATGACGGGCGGCGTCACCGACGTGACCCACCCGACTCTCGCTAATAACCAGCTTGCTCAGGGCTCTTTCGAGTTCACCCCTGACGGCAAGACCGGACCAACCTTCACGGAGGAAGCCGCATCGTGATCGAGCTAGTTCAAATGGTCGGTAAGAACGGCGACGTGTTCCAAGTGGACACCGTCTACCGAGTGACCGAAGCGGGCCGCGAGAAGGTTGGCTTTGTGAACCGCACGAAGTTCGCCCGCTTCGCTTGTAATAAGCGGATGACGGACGACGCACTTGATGCGTTGATTGTCGAGATCAACGAGGCACGCGCTAAGCAGGGCCGCTTCGGACCCGTGACGCATCCACGCATGATGCCACCCACTGACGCGGCGTTGGCGGAATACATCGCCGAAACTCAAGACGAGGAAGAGGATGACGACAGCGACGATTGACGACCTGCGGGCGAAGCTCAGGCCGACACCGGCAGAGAAGGTGGTCGATGTTGGCGGGCTGGCGTTCAAGCTCCGCGACATCACCGCCGCTCAGTTCTTTGCCATCCAGGAGCCTTACCAGACGCTCGCTCAGTTGGGCAAGAAGGCGACTGCCGAAGACAAGGCTAACGCCATCCGACAGAACAACTTGGCGCTAGTGCGTTCTCGCGTCGCCGAGCCGGACATTAGCGTGCTCACGGATGACGAGTTGCTGAGCATGTCGCCAACGCTTTGGAGTGCTCTAGTTGCGGCGTGTCAGCAGCAAGCGGATGACATGGAGGACATCGTAAAAAACTCCGACGCGACGGACGCCGTCGATTCGCTTACCGATTAGCGGACCGTCGCGGAGTTGATGTCGACGACTTGCTTGATTCACTCACGCCGCAACAGTTTGCGGAACGGTGGGCGTACTACGAGGGATTAGGGGAGACCGACGACCAACTCAATATGGCGACGATGACGGCACTGATCGTCAACGAGTTGAGGCACCTGCGTTATCGGATGGAGCTGTGCGCCGGGAACACTAAGGCGAAGCCCGACAAGCCAATTAAGCCACGCGACCTGTTGCGTCGATGGCGGAGCGACAAGCCAAAGAGGGTAAAGGTTAAGAGCACGGCGGAGCTTTACGCCATGTTCAAACACTATGGCTAGCCTCGGAACACTCGCCGTAAATATCGTTGCGCGAACTGAGAATTTCACGAGCGGTATCACGAAGTCGGTCAATTCGATGGCCGCCTTCAACAAGCGGATCACCGGCACTACCAAGCTGGTGGCTGGCTTCATTGCGGCGTCGGCAGGCTTCGCAGGAATCAGCGCTTTCAAGTCGGCAGGTGAAGACCTAGACGACATGGCGAAGAAGGCCGCCGGTCTGGGCATTGCCACGGAAAAGCTTGCCGGGCTACGCCATGCTGCGTCGCTAAGTGGTGTTGAGTTCAACAAGCTCAACGTCAGCCTGACAACAATGACGCGGCTTATCTCGCAAGCAGCGACCACAGGCAAAGGATCGGCTGTCGGCGTGCTTGAAGAGTTGGGGCTTAACGCCGCGACTCTCAATAGGCTGACGCCAGACCAGCAGCTAGGCAAGATTGCCGACGCCTTGAGTGGCGTCACCAACAACGCCGACAAGGTGCGGATCGCCTACACGCTATTTGGCAAGTCCGGCGTCGGGCTTATCAACGTGCTGGCTGATGGATCGGCGGGTCTAAATCGGATGCAAAAAGACGCCGAGGCGTTAGGCATCGCGTTCAACTCGGAGCAGATTGGCCGCGTCGAGGCGATGAATGACGCGCTGTCGAGGCTTTCGGAAGCAATGGGCGTTTTCGGGCAGGGCCTGCTTATCGACATTGCGCCGGCAGCGACATTCGCCATCGACGCTTTGACGGAGGCTGTGCAGGGGCTACAAGGAATGCGAGGCGCCGGCCTTAATGAAGACGGAACGCCGATGAAAGCGGGGGAGCGAAAGAACCAGGCCCTCACACTTGGCTTATTCTCCGACGAGGCGGTGAAGAATGATGCGGCTTACTTCGCTCCGCTATTCGAGAACGATCAGATTGGGCAACTGACACCGGAGGAGCAGGCCGCGCACGAGAAGCGTCTCGCTGCTTCGCTCGCCCTTGAAAAATCCGGCGGGCTAGCGGCGGCGCAAGACTCCCTGGCAATCGGGCAGAATCAGCAAGAGCAAGTCGGAGCACTTAGCCATCGCTTCGGCAAGATGCTTGGCGCCGCGTTCACGACAAGTAACGCGCAGGCGCTGCTAGACCCCGTCGCTTCAGGGCTAGCGACTTCCTTTACGGCGGTCTCCGAAAAGATTGCTGCCGACGCTGACTTGATGAAGCGGGCGAAGGAAGTCAGTGATTCACTGATGACGCCCGCGGAACGCGTCGCCGAGCAGATGAAAGAGATTGACACGCTCGTTAGTGGCGGGGCTCTCGATGCTGCCAAGGGCGCGGAGCTTAAGAAGCGACTCGGCGAAGACACCGCGGCAACCGTAGGCCCACGCCAAGAGCTAACCGCCCGCACCGCAGGCGACATCGACACGTACGCAGCCGCGCGCCGAAACCTTGGCGACGGCAGTAAGACGCAGATCGACATTGCAAAGAAGCAACTCAAAGAGCAGCAGAGGACTCGCGAGCTGCTCGCCAAACGTGGCGCCCCGCCGGTCTTTACGCTCGGCGGGGTAGGGTGATGGCAATAGTAAAGTGCAAGCTTGATCGCGTCTTCGAGGCGACGATCGACAACCGCAACCGAGGAACTTACGGTGCGAGTTGGATCGCGGAGGCGAATAGCTTAATGGGTCCGAAGCAGGTGCTAAACGCCTGCCTTGCTGCAAACCTCGCCGCAAACGACCCGGCAGGGCAGCCCAACCACCCTATTCCGAATCTTGGTGAAGACTACGACCTGACGGCTTACTTCGGGCCGGGCGAGTATGACCCATACTCTTACGCGCTGAACTACGGATGCAGGAACAACGACAGCAAGCTTAATCTTCATGAGATCACAGTTAGCTGGACTCCACTATCTCCAGGTGAGACGCAAGAAAACCGGCAGATAACTAACCCAGTAAATCGCGGCGCTGATTTTTGGTGGGAGCAAGAGCCTTATCAGAAGATTGCGGACAGGCAGAACGACGGCACGCCTTACGTTAACGGAGCAGGCAAGTCATTCGACAGGCCGCCAACGATCGAGGCTTTCCGTCCGGTGTTGATGGCGCAATTCAACGTTGCAACGCTAAATGCTGCTTACGTTTTGCAGAACACTTACAGCGGCGCTACAAACTCGACCGCGTGGACCTTCTTAACGCCGAACGCTGGCGCACGCACTTTCTACTGTCGCTATATGCGTAGCGGCAAAGTCGTCACCGAGGGAGCCAACAGCTATTACCCAATGGAGGCAGCCTTTGCCCTTAAAGAGGATGGTGGGGTGTGGGACGCACGCGACCTAAACGAAGGGTACGGCTATTGGGAAGAGGACGACGGGCAGACGTACGGGTACGGAGCGGCGACAAGTAACTTCACGACCAGTACGAACCCAATACCACTAACTGGCGCAAAGATCGTTGTTAACAACGCCTCTGCTTCAGTGCCGACTTCGGTTGCTCAGCCGGCGCCGCCAATAAGCGGACTGTCAGGCGATCAACTCAGTCTCGTCTACATTTCGTCGGCTTGGGCGGTTGGAGAGCCAACAGCCAAAGACACCAGCAATGCTAAGAATTACATTAAGGCGAAAGACAAGGACGGTGAGTCTGTATCTGAGCCGGTGTTGCTTTACCAGTCTGGCGTGAAGTTGCCGGAGGGAATGCAGGGCAACTACGTTACTGGCCGCTTGCTGCGAGAGGCGGACTTCAACAACCTCAACGCGATATTCACCGCTACACCGTAGGTCTAGGCTCATGGAAGGCTTTACGCTTAGCCCCCAGACAGTCACCCGCGTTGGGCGTGCGACGATTGGTTTTGAGAAGCAAACCAAGAACCAGATTCGAGAGCGGCGTGGACCTCGTGGAGGCGGCGGGTCCGGCTCCGGCGGCGGCCTAACGCCGTGCGTAGTCTACGGAGACACGGACGGCAACCTACCCGCGGGCTCGTTTGATAGCTCTGGCAAGTTCACGCCGGGCGCCGACGTTCGTTGCTTGCCAGTGGTGGAGGATTCTGGCGAGTCGCCGGACTTGACGGCGGAAGTCATCAACGCGAAGTGGCGGAGTTCGTCGGCGTTGTCGCTTGATGAGTCGGGCTGTTGCAGTGGCGGCGGAGGTGGCGCAACCCCCACCGGTCCGAGAATCACAACGCCGGTCGGTCCAGGCTCAATCAACCGCGTGAAGGATGGCGAGACGTTGGACCTTGCCGGCACGGGAGCGGTCCCGGGTGAATCGCTCACGGCGTCGATCATCGCCATCAACCCATCGACGGGAGCAACGTCGGGCAGTGCTGTTGCGCCAACCGTGACGAACAACGGCGATGGCACTTGGACCGCCGCTGCTCAGTCGCTCAGCACGTTAGCTCGCGGCATCTGTCGTGCGTCGATCACCAACGGCAGCACGACGCACTGGATTCTGCTGCTCAACTCGCTCGATGAGTGGGAGTCGGGCGAATCCAATATGACGGGCGACGTTTACTGGACTGGTCTGCCGACGACGCCAGACCTTGACGTTGCGAGTGACGACGGCACAAGCTCGGCGGACAATATCACTGAAGTCACGACGCCAACTTTCAAGGTGCAATTCAGCGGCTCTGAGTTCATCGGCTTGAAGGATGACGTTGCTGGGCAACTA